TTCATACGCTCTGGGTCAATTATTGTGGCTAAGGTTGTTACAACCATCATCCCAAGGGCACACCAGCACATCATTCTGCGGTTGACTTGGTAGGCCTTTTTGTCGGGAACCATCTCGTTCATTGAGGTCCTCCTTTGTTTTCTAAAAGTCGATCAAACCTAACCACCACAAATAAGCGCAGGCGGCTCCAGCGAAAGCCCCAAACAAAATGACAACCAGTACGAATACCATTACGGCCTGTTGTTTTTCTTCATGGGCTTGTGCGTCGAGCCGCGCTTGCTCTTTGCGTTCAAGACGTATCTCACGCCTAATGTTCTGGAGGTTTAGCCATTGTGACCTCCCGCGAGTTTGGGTGATCAGTTCTTGGAGCTCGGCCTCTAAATCGGAGGCCTGTTGCTGTCGCATGAACGTATCCATTGCCTCTTCGTTGGCGCTTGCAAACATAGAAGACTTCTTCTTCTTGTGTTTCGCTTTTGCACCATCAACACTGTCGAAGAAGGCCGCAATATCTTTGCTCATGGAGGTCAGTTGTTTGCCAGCAGAGATGCCTGACTTCAAGAGTGCAAAAGCGGTCATAGGGTCAATCATTTGCTTCCCCTATTTAATTGGCCATCTTCTCGACAGCACCCCTGATATGTGAGATATTAACGTCTATGCGTGCAAGGCTAACCGCCTGCGTTTGGACCATTGCCTCGACCTTGGACATTCGCATTGTGATGCCGCTGATAGCGCGCGAGTTACTCTCAATGTCTGACATCATCATAGATACAGTCCAGACTATGGCACCCCCCTGTGTGATAAGACCTAGGAGGAGTGTCGCGGGTATGGCTTTTCCGTTTTGCCAGCCGTCTTGTTTCATCTTATCCGTGTTCAATACGATGTGCTTGGTAAGCGTTCTTAACACTTGTTGTCCAAACTGCATTACAAATAGCTTGTACTTCAGCGGATCTATCAGAAATATCAGTATCTATAAAAGTATGATCTGTAGTAACATTACCATCTGCATCAAACTCTTTAGGTGTTCTGGTCATAGGTGCTAAAGTGTCACGATTAAAGGATGAGCCTATTTCTACACCATCATCTAAGACAGTTACTTTTTCCCTAATTTGAACGTGTTTGTGGTCACCTACAACCTCGATTTTATCTTCTGTAGTTGTCTTTTCCAATGCCATTTATGTATCTCCTGTGATTGGGATTTTTAGTAATTAAGTTGTTTCGTAAACTACTGTCCACTCAAAGGTTCCGCTTCCGCCAATACTAACAGTCCCCCCGACGTAATTGAGGCCAGTGAGTGACCCACCTTGTAGGCAGTTTATTCTACATATGGTTGTGTTTTGAAGAACTCTGGTCATCAGTTGGGCAGCATATGGTCCATTGTTGTTGGTCCAAGTCATCCCGCTTCCTATGCCACCAGCATTTTGTGCGGTAAACGGAAGGTTGTTAACTTGTACGCCAGAGTAATCAGCATTAGTTCCCGTTACTAATTGCATATGTACCGTAACTGTCCGTCCAACTTTTTGATAACGACCTGTTGATCCAGCGGGAGAATACCCATCCCATGTAGGCGTGAAGGTACCAATTTCTACGTCGCTGAGTTTATTAGCGCCACCAGTCCCACCAAGGAAAATACCGCCTGATAGGTAAGCGTCTTTGAAGCGTTTAGTACTATAACCAACATCTAAAAGATTATCTGTGTAAGCACCATTAGATGAGTTTGTAGGAATAATAGCATTCAGTGTTGGTTCCATAGTTATACCAGCATCACCCGAACCAATATATAAACCACCAGAGTTTTTACCAATACTCCCCACAGTGGAGCCGTCTTTGCGAAACTGGAAAATCTCGCCGTCACTACCATCACGGTTAAACACACCGCAATTTGCATTGGTTACTGTATTTTGTATTTGGCCCTTAACGTCTGCACGTACTGCAAATCCATCAGGGTGGGAAAATTCAGCAGGCCTACTTGTGGTAGTACCCACCATCATGGCACCGCTGGCGTCTATGCGCATACGTTCTGTGCCGCCGTTTACATGGAAAGTCATGTTTGGGCTACCAGAGCCATAAGCATAAATAAGGCCCCCATCATAACTGTCTGTGCCACTAGCAGCGTCAGCAAAGTTTATAGAGCCTTGAGCGTTGGCCGCTCCGTACAAAGTCAAACCCGGGGAATTACTGCCGCTACCCACAACAAGATGAGGTGCAGTTACTCTTGCGCTAGTAAATACTGTGCTGCCAATCCCAACATTGCCGTTGGCAAGAATTTGCATACGTGTATTGGCAGCGGCGTCTTGGAATTGTGCAATGTACTTTCCACTGTTCGACCCACCTCCACGTACAAGAATACCCTGTCCGTTTGACGTGTCAGTATTGTGAAAGTAAGAAACAACGCTGTTAGCCAAACTTGAAGAAACATGCAGTGGATTAGTCGGCGAAACGCCAATCCCGACACTACTATTTGTAGTAAGCACACCTGTTAAGGCTCCACCAGCTTTAGGCAAAGCCGCATTGGCTGTATTCGTAGTAGTAGTTAGCACACCATCTCTAGTAGCTATGTCCACTCCATCGAAGGTGCTGTTAGTTGTGATAGCCCCAGTCATGGCACCGCCAGCCAAAGGCAGCTTCGCAGCTATTGAGTTAGTCACGGTTGTGCTAAAGTTAGCATCGTCCCCCAGTGCAGCGGCCAATTCGTTCAGGGTGTTTAACGAAGCGGGTGAGCTATCAACGAGGTTACTGACTGCTGTGTCTGCGTAGCCCGTGTAATAGGCACCGTGCTGACCATCCAACAGGTCTGCGTCCAGGGCGGAAGCCGCACCATCGACAGTCTTGATTGCTGTCAGTATCTGCGCTGCTGTCTGGTCGCCAGTGGAAGAAGCCTCGATGGCATTTAGCTTTGTATGGTCAGCATCAGTGAACACATTGCTGTCCGTGGCGGCCTCTACTGCGGCCCTGATTTCAGCAGCGGTTTGATCTGCCGTAGCTGACGTTTCTATTGTATCTGCCTTGCCTGCGAAATCGGCTAAGTCGCGTGCTTTAGTCATATTCTAAGCCTCCAATGCCGTTATACGGGCTTCTAATTCGATTATTGTTTTGACAAGCAGTGGTACTAGTTTGGATTGATCAATACCTTGCATATCTGGGACACTGCGAGTACCCATGACTGCATTAGCCGCTTCAGTTGTGACGTTACCATCATCATCTGTGACTTCTTCAACAGCCGCTGTAACTTCGTACTCTTCGTCTTTCATTGCGTCTTTAACACCAGTGACACACTCAGGAACAACTGCCTGTGCCTCATGTGCGAGGAAGCCATCGACTGTAGTATCGGCATCAGCAATGAAGTTAAATCGTGCTGGTTTTAGTTGCTTGAGGCGAGTGGTTGCATCCCAATCATAGTCTACGTTTTCTTTAAGGCGGTAGTCTGAGGATGTGTTGTAGGCTACTCCTGAACCTTGTGTTTGAATAGTGCCGACAGTGCCGTTAGCGTTTTGTAAATTATAATGCGTTCTTGTAGAAGTATTATCTGTTTTTGTAGTAACTTCTATAACATCTATACCGTTATTTCTTTGGATAGTAAAAAAGTTAGTTCCTTGACCTACTTGAAATGGAATAAATTGCCCATGAGATACTTTGGTTGTCCCGTCAACCATCAAAGTCCCTACACTATCAAGCCGCATTCTATCTGTAAAGCTAAGACCCGCACCAGCACTAACAGAGGGTGCGTTACTCCAAGAATGCCCTCCGTTTTTCTGTTGATAGTGCGACGCCTCGTTTGTACTCAGTGCTTTCCACCCGCCAGTAGATACATAAGCGTTGTTTGTAATCCAAGTTGATGCGTCACCTCCACCAGAAGTATGTGCAAACATAACACCTTGAGCGCCTACTTGTAGAGCATCATAAGAAGCGCTCCAGTCTGTTGCTGGTACTTGGCCGATACCAACATTTCCGCTTGCGTCAATATTTAAAGCAGGGTTTGTAAAAGTAGTATTTCCTGCTGACGTAGAAGGTGTTATTGAAAACACACTTGCGGCGTGAGTAGCTACGCCA